ATGGCGGGCGAATACTCATTGGCAGATATGTTGGGCCGCATTTATGAGAACCAACTGGCTCTAGAGGCGGCAATCATGGAGCTGACATTGTGGGCCGAACAGCAAAACACGACAGAGCTGGGAGGGAATGTCCGCGGCGCGCTTCAGACCATTGAAGAAAACGCGGGCCATATCAAACAAGGCTTAGCTCGACTTCATAATCGCTGATGACGAACCTGTCTATCGAAGCTTGCGCAGGTAACTCGTAGCCCTTCATTCCGTTGCTGGGTGAATCCTCCATCAGGTCATGTGAATAAAGAATACATAACATGGCTTTACCACGTTGCTTATCGCCAGTGCCTGTTGCTCCAATCCAGAATTCTTCGCAAACGCCGACATCTGACGCTGTGTTCGTGAGAGTGCGCGCGTGAACGTAAAGGTTGTGAGTATTGCGCAATACAGCACGCAGCTTTAAAAAGCGGTCCGCCTTAGGCACATCTCGCGTTTTTATGTTGACCCATGGGAACGAGGTTAGGAGGGTTAGTTTTTGGCTGGGTGCCCTGGAAGCCCTATGTGTTGTGGCTTTTCGAAGGGTTCGCAAGGTTAGCTTTTTGGTTAGGTCTGGTTATTTCCTAACCTTTATTAGTGTTAAATATTCAATGTAATAATTCCTTTAAAAACAAATAGTTACGAACACCTAACCTTTGACCTAACCTTACCTAACCCATCAAAGTTAAGTTTCAAGCCCAACAAATACGGGCCTTCCAACCCAATCACACCCCCTCAAAAAAAAACTAACCTTTTTCCCGAGGCACCTACCGAATCAGCTGTCCGTGCATACTTGTCAGCGTTGCGCAAAACATCCACCCTCGCAGGGTTCCGCAGGTTTCTACACCCTCCCAAACACCAAGCAGGCCCGCAGCCTGAGCTGCCGAGAGTGGCCCGCAGGTGTGCAGAAAAAACGACCCATTTAGCCCGCAGGCGAGGTGGGGGGACGACGGCGCGCGCCAGGTGCAGACCATCCTACAGACCGCCTGTAGCACGTCACTCCCCCAGCCTGATGTGGCACGCCAGTTCCCCGCCCCCACTTCCGCCTACAGCTCGTCGGCTCAAATCGCGGCGCATTTAAACCTCGATTACTGTACGCACATACAGCTATTGAGATTCCCGCTATGAACGTTGACATGGACACCGATGATTGGCTCGGTTGCCCCACTCCACTTGAGATGTACCAGCACCAATGCTCAATCCTCGTAGATGAGCTGGTGGAGACAGAGCGCATGCTGCGTCGAGCGCGGACGAATATCGCTGGCTTGGTGCAGATGAATGACCTGCTGATGGCAGGCAAGGCGGAAGCAGAAGAAAGGCTCGCAGCGGCTGAAGAAAAGATCAGCATGCTGGAACAGCAGTACTCGTTTGCCTCAGTGCAAAGCGTGAAGATTATTACCGGGCAACGAGACCATTTGCTCAGGGAGAATCAGCGACTGCTGGTCGAGCTTAGCGTTTACAAGCAGCCACTAGCCTAACTCGTCTGCATAGGCCGCTACTGCTTCCTCGGTCAGCTCGCGCCACTCACCTTCGTTGATCAGCCCCTGTTGCTTGAGGTCGTCAGCCAGGGCGAGCCGCGTTTCGTATCGCTCCTCGGGGGTGGCCGATATAAATGCGGGATCGTTGCGCAGTGCAAACCACGCCTCCAGTGCGTTCACCTGATCAATGTTGATCGCCATGACGAATACCTCGAGCCAGTGTCTACAGTGTAGAGATTGGCCGGGGACCGGCTGTTCATCGGCGCCGACGAGCGGAGATGCTTATGTGCGGGAGACTTTCGCAGTACCGGGGAATCCACGACTTCGTTGCAGCGCTGAGTATGCCCAATGCTCTGGCGAACTCCGTGGGTGATCACCCGATAGAGCGCTACAACGTCGCGCCGACAACTACGGTTGCGCTGCTGCACCTGCAGGGCGACCTGCTACACGCTGATCCGGTGCGCTGGGGGTGGAGGCCACATTGGGCGAAAGATCGCGCGACGCCGATCAATGCCCGCGTGGAGAAGGTAGCCCACGGCCCGTTCTTCCGGGCGATCTGGCCACATCGTGCAATCACGCCTATCGACAACTGGTTTGAGTGGGTAGATGAAGGCGGACCCAAAAAGCAGCCATACCTGATCCGTCGGCGGGATGGTGCGCCGATATTCTGTGCGTCCATCGGCCAGATGCCTGACCCCGATGAAGGACCAGGCGAGCATGACGGCTTCGTGATTATCACCGCCGATAGTGCCGGCGGCATGGTGGATATTCACGACCGAAGGCCCGTGGTGTTAACCCCGGACCTGGCCCGCGAATGGCTGGACCCGGCAACGCCCAAGGAACGCGCCGAGCAGATGGTGTTGCACCAGGGCGAACCCGCCGAGGCCTTTGAGTGGTTCAAGGTTGACGTCGCGGTGGGCAACGTGAAGAACAAACAGGCCGGTTTGATCCGGCCCTTGATTTAGAAAAGTCCGCCGAAGGCGTTGGGCTCCCAGTTCATGATCACCAGTTCGCCACTGACTTCGGCCTTCGCCTGGCGTTGATTGGCCGTGCTGTATCGAATATCCACCATTTCGAAGTGGAACCCCTCAAACACCCGCCTGATATCGGGGTGATCGTTGATGCTCACCATCACCTTGCCCTTACAACGCCGCATGAACTCGGCCATCCGCTCGTAGTTTTCGAAGGGGAAGTCCACGCCATAGCCGGCGGTCTGCCAATACGGTGGGTCCATGTAATGGAAGGTATGTGACCGGTCGTAGCGCTCGGCGCACTCAAGCCACCCGAGATTCTCAACGTAGGTACCGGACAGGCGCTGCCATGCTGCAGACAGGTTCTCCTCGATCCTCAGCAAGTTAATGGCCGGCCCCGTCGTGGCGGTGCCGAAGGTTTGCCCACTGACCTTGCCGGCGAAAGCATGGTGCTGCAGGTAAAAAAACCGAGCAGCGCGCTGGATATCGGTAAGGGTTTCTGGCCGGGTCATCTTCTGCCATTCAAACACCTGCCTGGAGCTGAGCGCCCACTTGAACTGGCGCACGAACTCTTCCAGGTGGTTCTGCACGACGCGGTACAGCGTCACCAGATCGCCGTTGATATCGTTGAGAACTTCAACCGGCGCAGCCTGGGGACGCATGAAGTAAAGCGCGGCGCCGCCAGCGAAGACCTCGACATAGCATTCATGGGGTGGAAACAGTGGAATAAGACGATCTGCCAGGCGGCGCTTGCCGCCCATCCACGGGATAATTGGTGTGCTCATAAGTGATCCTTGTTTTGAAAATTGGATTCGCTTAGGCTTCGCACCCCCTGCGCAGTGGGGCGAGGCCTTGGTTGGAGCACTCGGCACGTTCGAGTGATTCAGCGTCGAGCGGGTGTTAGCGCACCAGCTCGTCGCCTCGTTTACTGCGCAGGGGGTTTTATGCCCCTACGGGAATTTCGTATGGCTTGAAGCGCACGACCTCCTCCCCGAGCCATTCATTCACTTGCGCCATGCGCGCCTGAATGGGCTCCAGTTCATTGGCCGCATAAATCTGCGCTGCTTCCCTGATCGACCCAAACCCACCCGCGTTCTGCGGCACGATGCCCATCAGTTGCGGCGGAATGCGCAAGCTGGCCAGCACGTCGTCGCGGGTCTGATTTTTGATCGAGTTGAATTCATCCTTGGCCGTCACTTCGCTGACCGGGATGATCTGCAGTCCGTCTTTTTTGCCGTTGGGCGAATACACAAACAGGTTTCGGAAGTTGCCAGGCCCCTTGGAGTCCTTCAGCGCCTTGCGTAGGGAGTCGACGTCCGCTTCGTTCTGCGCGGCGTCGGTCATGTAGAGAATGAAACCGGCATGACTGCCGTTTTCGTAGTACTTGCGACGAAAAAGCGTGGCCGACTCATTCAGCAGTGCCGACTGCAGCGCGCTGATCCATTCGGGCAGGCCGTACACTTCCTGGTGCAGATCCGCCTCCCGCAGATGAAAAACCGTGCCTGGTTCAAACTCGTGCTCTTCCTTCCAGCCCTGGACCATGAACTGCCGGCCGTCCTTGCCTTGGCGCATGTACTTTGCCAGCGGCGGCACCAGCTCGCGCACCGGGCCGAGCATCGAACGTCGTCCCTCCAGATAACCATTGCCCAGGCAAAGAAAATCCAGCGCGAACTGTTCGAACGCCGCGCGCGACAACAGCCGGTGCGGGATAAAGGTCTTGCTCAACAGGTTGCGCTTGAACATCAAGCCCGAATGCAGATGCACGCTGGAACCCACAGACCGTGCCAGTCCATCCAATGACAGCGGCGGCTCGTACCAGCGCCCGTTAAACCAGCACTCCAGATAGTCGAACACCTCCCGACCGCTCAGCACGGGTGACGGATCACCGAAGCTGAACGCCTCCATCTTGCTGTCACTGCGCGGGATAAATTCCTGCGTTACCACTTCGGGAGCTTGGGCGAGGTGCTTGTTGTTTCTGCGGCGGTTCGACATCAAAAAATCTCCATCCGCCCGGTGTTGGCAGTGGTCTGCCCCTCCAGCGGTTCGTTATGCAATGCGTGAAAGAGCGCCCACGCCAAGTCGGCGTGACCGGTGTTGTCGTTGCGGCCGGCGGTGTAGGTGAATTGGCGACCGCCTGCGGTGATGGTCTTGCGGATCGCCATCAGCGACTGCGCCATGTCGGTCCACCCGGCGTCGAATTCCAGCCGGCCCCGGTGGATCACGTCGTAAGCCTTCAGCACCAGGCGCGTCTTGACCTCGGGCGAATAGCTGAACGTGGTGACATTGGGGAAGAATTGGCGCACCAGCTGCGCCACGCCGCTGCCCAGGCCGGTGACGTCGATCCCGATGTACGTCACCCAGTAGCGGTCGCAGACGGCTTTAATCACGCTGGCCTGCGCCGCGAAGTCCATCCCACGGAATTGGTGACGTTCCAGCACCCGGAACTTGCCGCCCGGAACCAGCGGCGGCGCAACCACCACCAGGCCGGAGCAGTCACCGGTTTCCGCAGGGTCATAGCCCACCCACACCTGGCGATCCCCGAATGGACGCATGGCAAACGGCTTGTAGTCCTCGGCCCACTCAACCCAGCTGTCGACCATGCACGGCTGCAGCACCGTCAGCGGAAAGATGCTCGCGCCATCGTCGACAAACTCGCACATCAGCAGGTTTGCAAACGCCTCTGGGCTGTACTCGCGGCGCAACTCCTCAATGTCGAACAGGTCGCAACCGCCCTGCTCCGCGTCGAGAATGGTGACGATTTGGCGCCACAACCGGTCCTCGCAGAATCGCCCTTGCTGGAGCGCGCCATGGGAGACATCGACCTTGGTGTGTTGCGCCGCTGGCTTGCCAGCAATGGTCTGGCGGCTGGCGCTGAATTGGCGTGTGACGGCATCAATCTGGATGTCGCGGGCAGCGGCAAGCTGCACGCTGTTTCCGCTGATCATGCCGGAGCGGTTGATGAT